GCCAGAGTAATTTCATCTAAATCAACTGACCCAAGTCTTGTCTGAACAGTGTCATTTTCAGCATAAAAAACAAGCCCATTAGGTGACATTTCATAATTTTTAGATGGTATTTGCGCTGTCAAAACACCAATTGCTGCCCCTGAGTATGTACTACTAGAGGGGTCGGTAAAGTAAACGTCGTTGCCACTAACTCCTCGGACAATGTAGGAGCCGTTCAAAAAAGAGAACGTCGGGTCGGCAAACCTCAAAATAAATTTTTTTACGCTTGACGGTAGAGGTGAAGTAAGAGTCGCGTAAGCATTTGCTAAATCTCCTGGTAGAACAACAACATTTAGATTAATTGCGGTAACAACGTAATCATCCAAAACAAAGGGGGGTTCACCGACAACTTCAAAAACTTTTGCTTCAGTTAAATAGGCAACGTTTGCCCCTTGAAGAACTTCTGCATACACAGCATATTGTTGCGGGGTTTTGGCGTTAGTAGTTACGGCAAACGATTTTACTGTTGCTGTTGATGGACCAAAGTTTTTAGCCTCATATTCAGGCGGTGGTATGTCGGTTGGAGTAGAGGCTTGATAGTAAGAAATAGTTTTGTTTGCTTGGTTGACAGCAATAATTGGCGCATCAAATACATCAAATACGTCGACAACGGTAGTCGTCGCAAATTGATTAGTGGACTCATCTAAACCGCCCACCGTAATGGTGTCTCCTACGCTGGCATAGTGGGGGAAAGCGGTAGTAATAGTGGCAACATCGTCGACAAGCACCGCTGACGTAATCGGGAATGTGTAGCCGTCTGCCCCCCAAACGGAGCCATTGTCTAGTTCTATGTAGTGGTAAATGTCTTCGGAAGCAACCCCTAGAGGATTAAAGTTCTGCTGGTTTACAGTGTCAGTGGGGACACCAGTGTAAACAGTGGCGCTAACCGTATTATAAAAGTTGTCGACGTCAGCAGTATACGAACCAGAAAAAGTAAAAACAATAGTGTTTGCCGTAGTAGTGTCATCAACCGTAAGAATTCTGTGGGGACCAGCAAGAGACTCGTAGCCTGCAACACTAGAGAGAACTACAAGGTCGTTCGGCTTGATAACTGTTGTAGTTGGGTTCTCGCCACTCAAAGTAAAGGTAACAGTATTAGTGTCGACGTCATATGCTGAATCGTCAACAGTGAGCGTGTATCTTTGCTCATATGTAACTCCAGAAACATAGTCAGCCTTGACTTCAACTACTCGATAAAGTCCATCAAAATCATCAGTAGTTTTAGTGACAGTAATGAGGTCGCCAACGCCTAGTGTGTGAGTGATATCACTAAGGTCTAAGTGTGTAATCCCATCAGACCTATATGCAGACTCTACAAAGTATTCTGGGGTTTGCTCCCAGTAAATAAGTTTTATGGGAACGTTGCCGACAGAGTTCCACGTTCCGTAAACTTTTCTACTTTTAGGAACTTCTAAACGACCAGTCAAATAAATTCTGGCATCGCCGTCCGTAGGGTCAAAAATAAGACCATCAAGTCCAGCAGAAACGTTTTGAATGTCTTCTAGTTCCCCGTCACCGTGAATTCCAGATTGGTGTAGTTCGACTCTTCCCTCAACCACTTGCGTCCAATACGTGACATCATTTAGTGGCGCTGGCACACGTTGATTAGTCTCACCGCCCGGCAAATATGCTGAAAGAGAATACGTTGTTGAGTCAACAGACCCACTAGTCATATAGTCAGTGCTGACAGCATTTTTAGTAAACGAATATGTGTTGATTGAATTATTACCGACAACGGTAGGAATACTTGTGTTTTCAGTCTTGCTAACCGAATAGCGAATCTTATTTAGTCTCGTCCCAAGACTCTTACGTGAGCGATACCGTCTACTGGGCAAAACCGTTCACCTCCAATTCGGGAACCAAGTCAAGACTGACCTTTTCAGGGAAAGTTGATGAATCAGGAACTGAAACTTTGATAGACATAATTCTTCTCAACAGGGCGTCCTTACGTGGCTCAAAGTCACTTTCTAATCTCATTCGCACAAACTCGTCATCTACAATTATAGAGCACCATTGCCCCGGGTAGTAGGAGCCAACCACAGGGTCAAGTGAGCCGTTGATACTAATGCTGAAATCCATAATTGGCGGAATAGATTCCCCCACCTGACGACTTGCCACTAAAGCAAGCATGTCTTCGTCTTCGATATCAGAAGCGTCTTCTGTCGCGTCTAATATCGGCCACCCATACTGAAGAGCAATAGACGAAGCAGCAGAATACGGTTGGGAAGCCTCTTCGCTCAGACCCTCCTTATTTCCCACAACAAACATTCTGGTCATAGCATCTTCAGCCGACTCGCTGATTGAGAACGAAGAAATGTTGCCGGGATACTCAAAGATTGTTTTATCAGCACCTAAATATTTAAGTCCCGCTTCGGCCTCTTCGTCTGTAAACCCTGTTATGTTGGGGACAAACTTGAACACCCGTGAAAACCTGTTCAAAGTTCCGTCATACCGACACTCGATACGGTAATCAAAACCAGTACCGCCAGCAGAAGAACTAGCAAAAGTATCAAGGAACTCGCCAACAGAAGTTAGATTGAACCCGCGAACACCAGTAGTAGAAATATCAACGTCAAAAAATTCTTCGTCGGCACGGTCAAATGTGAAACCAAGGTCAGCAAACTGAGGGTAAGGACCGTAAGTTCCCAGCGTAACTGTCGGGTAAGAGATTACGTACGGGTTCGGGTTCTTTGCCAACGTTGTGTAAGTAATAGAGTCGTCAGCGGGGACAGAAGTTTTATGTGAGAACTGGTTTTGAGCAGTAACCGCAGTAACAATGTAGTTACCCGTATAAACGTCAGTTCTGTTGGTGTTTCTGTCAATTCTTCTCGTAATGTCGGGGACGTTTTCAATCGTAATTGTGTCACCAACTTTGAGATTGTGGTTAGTGGACGTCGTGTAGGTGGTCACCAATCGAGAAGTAACCCTCTTAGAAATTGCGTACTGACGTGGAGTAATCGTTGCGTACGCAATAAAGTTTGTGTTTGTTCTAAAAGTAAAAGTGTTCTCGTCAATAATTTCTAAAATTTCCCGCTCGCCGTTTATCTCTGGGACAACGTTCAACACGTTGATTTTTTGGCTAGCGGTCAGTCCGTGTGGTGTGGACGTAGTGAGAGTAGCCAGACCCCCATTGACTTTGTATGAATCGACGTCGTAGCCAAAAGTCTGCCCCGCTTCAATAAAAGCGTTAGGAAATTCAATGCCTGTAAAATCTTTACCCATAGAATCAATAAGGCCTTTGACAAAATCAAAAATGGTGGTTCTCAAATAAACCGATACGGAATAACTTCCAGGTGGAACCGAGCCGTTGATTGTCAAACGAGCCTTTGAACCTAAAGATTTTTTCTTATCGTCTACTGCTTTTAGACCTTTGTAACCACCAGTGGTGCGAATAGTTACCGAATACTTATCGTTTACGGTGACAACGCTGTGCGTCCCGTTTAGTCTTTCAATGTTTGCGCCACTGATTGTAAAACTGTCACCAATTTTTAGTTCATTTGCGGATTCGGTCCACAGTCTTACGGTAGCAATCTGCTTACCTTTTTTGTATCCAGTGACACGCTTTGACGTTAGTTTGTAGAACCTGTCTGCTGGGTTTATGTAAATTTCATCGTCAGTAGAGTTTTTTAGCACCGAGAAGTAACCGTTGAGATTTGAAAGTTCAGAAGCAAAAACAATTCGTACAGCCTGACCTTCAAGAATGTCATAAGGGACGCCAGTAGCAATAGAGATAGTTGCTTCAGCACCGGGGTCAGTAGAAACTTTTAGTTCCCCGGAAAAAGCCGTGGTAAAAGTTTTCCAAATGGTTCTGTGGTACAGGTAACTTGTAAACTCATTTGCGTTTACTGAAAGCCTGCGGGATTCTAGGTCATACTCTCTCGACCAAATAATTCCGCCCCACACACAAATACCGTTTCGCAGAATATACAAACCCGTTTTGCCCGGCATAGTGCTGTTGTATAAGTCGTATTTTCTCGACTCTGAATCAACGGGAACGGTTCCTGAAAAACTTCCAGAGTTGATAAGTGAAAGTTGATAGTTGACGCCACTGAACGGCACCTCTGACAAAATTTTGTTAGTCAATAGGTCGGTTGTAAAAAACCTGTACTCAGGGGTTAGTGAGTCTGCGTTTACCATAAATGTCTTTTTATTCTACTATTTATTAGCCGATTGAGGCAGACCTATAGTAAATCTTCATACTCGCGTCACTACTTGCCACAACTTCGCCAGCAGTGTCTGCGGCGACAATAGCCGAACTTCCTGCGTCGCCACTGTTTTTATAACTAAAAGTAAAGTCTGTTGGCGCAGGGTCTTCTAGAATTGGGTAAACACGAATAACTTCGGCGTCTTCTCTATACGGAAGAACTTTATAGCCCGCTCGGTCCCCCGATGCTATTGCCCCGCTCGCTACCGTAGTAATTTGAAATTCTTTAGCAGTGGCTGACGTAAGCACTTCGTAAACCCCCACCGCAACGTTTGCGCGGGGAGAGTAAATCCACACTTTGTCCCCGACAACGTAACCGTGGTCTTCGGTAAAAGTAACTGTGGCAGTAGTGCCAGCACGAGTTATTGTTGCGTTCGCATGTTTGACGTTAGTGGTGTTGTCGATAGTAAATTTGAACATTGTCGAATCGACACTTGTAACGGTTTGCACGCCGTTAAACAGCGAGGAGAGTCCAGAAATGTCAACCGTTGCGCCAGTGGAGAGGCTGTGTGCAGTGTTTGTTCGAACCCAGACTGTGTTCCCCGCTACTGCTGTGTTGCTCAGGGCGTTAGCGGCTTCAGTAGTCCCAGCCGAATCATTATTAATTGTGTAGTAGACAGCCTCAATTACTCGCTGAACACGACCACGTTCAGGGGTATTGTCGTAAACAATAGCGACTGTGTTCGTGGTGTTTGTAAGACTTGTCAACGTAACGTCAGCAGCGGTGGTAGCAAACCAAATAACGTTATTTTCGGTGTCCCTACCGATAACGTCGTGTCTCCCCACAATTGCTGTTGCTGTACCCGAACTCGCAAAATCAATCTGAGTACTGATAGGGTAACCGTTGTTTAGGTTGTCGTAAGTAAGGTCAAACTCTGGTTTAGCGTTCAGTTCTAATCTGACAATGTTGTTAGAAATAGAGTACTTGTCCACCCCATACGTCAAAACAATCGGTCCAGCAATGTTATACCTAAAGGTATCAGCACCAGTTCTCTCAACAGTGAATTGTCCGTTGATATCAATAAATGAGCCAGTACGCACCCCAAAAATGTTTGCCTTGTCATTAGTAACAAGACCATGAGCGGTACTAGTAACCGTCACCAAGTTAGACGCAAGAGTCCAACTGCTGATTACTTTTGCGTTACCCGTAGAAACTTGATACGTCGGGTGAAGAGAACTAGGTCCCTCAACAGAAACATACTCGCCAACCTGATAATTGTGTTTCTTAGTTGTAGTGAGCGTAGCAATGTTATTAGTTCTCGAAACATTATTGATTGACGCAAAACGTTGCGAGTCAATAGAAGACAACAACCCAAACTGGGTAGAACCTTCTAACGTAGCCGAACCGTCAGTCGTATACGTAACCGAGTAGTCAGTGTACGAAATAATTGGGTATCGGAGATAAACAGTAGCACCAGTGGTGGCGTTAGTTGTCGGGAAATTCTCGGTGAACTTAATATCCGTGTCATAGGTGAGGGTAGTGTTGTCTGCTGCTGTGGCAACATACCACTGACCGTCAAACTCAGGGTGGACACCAACAACATACATAGCCTGACCAGCAGACAGACCGTGCGCTGTTGTCGTTGTCAAAGTAGCAACGTTGCTCGTTCTGGAATACTGACTAACCGCAACAACCTTTTTCACCGTTGCGTTGGTGTTAGTTGAGTAAATAGTTCCGCTTGAATTTGTCACAAACGTAAAAGCGCTAGCGTTGACGTTAGTAATTGCGTACTGACCATCAATAGCAAAGTCAACCCCACCAATCACAACACTTGTACCAGTCGTCATACCGTAGCCACTAGCAAACGCGGTAACAACATTTCCAGCACGCGAATAACTAGTAATTTTTGCTCTGCCCGCAGTGTCATATTCTGCGCCAACATCAACAACGTTGATATTGTCACCCACAGCAAAAGTATGAGGCTCCGTCAACTGAAGCGTGGCAACACCAGCAGCAGTAATTTCTCTTCTCTCCACGTAATACGGAACCTGCTGGGCGTCATCCAACAAAATCTTGTTGACGCCAGGTTCAAGACGAATCCAGTCAGAAAGAGCATCAATTTTTCCACGATACTGGCTACCATCACCATTGAGAGCAACGTTCTGGTCTTTCGAATCAATCTCCAAATAGTCGGCGTCTTTATAGACAACGCAACGGCTATTAGCAACGTCAGCACCCAAAAGATTTCTCAACGAGTACGTCTCTCGGTACGTCGTCAAAAACGAAACACTTTTTGCGTCAGGAATAGATGAAACAACCTGCTCTCCGTCAAAACGGGAATTAGTAATGTTATAGACAATGGAATCTGAGTCGCCAGAAGTGAGAGAAATATTGCCCACAAGCGTAGTGTTTTTGATAGTGAATTGAGTTGTAGAAGTTACGGAAAAAATTGTTTGATTTCCATTGAATACGTCAATTGGGCTAGGCAGACCAGAAATAGAAACCAAATCACCTATTGAATAACCCGCAGTCGAGGCAACATTGATTGTGGCAGTATCTGTTGAGTCAACAAATGTGACATCCGTGATAGAAGTAGTCACTGGGATACTAACCGTAATAGAATCACCGGGGATAAGGTCGTGAGGTGTCGGGAACTTTAGTGTCGCCTCAAAATCTTTCAAAGACTTCTGACCAATAAGGTAATAACGTTCACCACGAACAGGCTCAATAATTCTTGTCAGTTGAGCGTTCGAATAGTTGAACAACGTAGCCACAGAACCATTAATTGGTCCACGAACCTCAAAGATTGCTGGTGCCTGATAGTTACCATTATTTGTAATAGAAACTTCACCAGTCTGCGTACCCTCATAGTTAGAAGCAGCGACGTTGGCAACGTAATAACCGTCTTCACGGTCTTCGTTCCACGCATAAATAAGTGGGTCTGCTGCGCGAAGCCCAACACTGAAATCCATACGACCACGAGGATTGACAACATTGATTTCTAACGCACCGCTCAGTCGAACCCAAATTGCGTGTGGTGTAGCGTTCGGGGGGTAAACCTTTAGCCACGTTCCGCGTTTTACAAGTTCAGTTGCGCGAACCAGTTTTTCTCTAGCAGAAGCAACAGAAGTTTTATCTTGTACGAGAATAGAACCGACCAACGAAATTTGTCTTGCTTGGTAGCGACCACGAACGTCGTAGTCACCGTCTGCGTAAAAACCGCGACTAATGTCCGAATACTCTGTTTCGGGCTGACCGTAAAGCCCAACAATATCGGTAAGAATATATGCGACATTGTTAGCGTCGATAGTGTTGAACGTGAAATCGCCAAGTTTGACGTCAGCATTTAGTTCTACACCACTGAGGTGGGGGAATGGCACTTTGGACAGTGCCTTGTTGATAATTTTGTTTTCTTGCGCTTGGTCAACAGTTTCAATGTAATCAAACTCGACAGCGGTGTAACCAGTGACAAGTTGTGCACCGTCAATAACAAACTTGCGTCCGTTCACAATTGACGTTGTTGTCAAACTAATTCGTGCCTTTACAGCGGCACCGCCAGAAGTTCCTGTCACAGTAAATCTGTACCAACTATCAGAAACTGTCAGTTCTTTAGTATCAGCCGTAAAAGTATTGACAAGTGTTGTTCCGTCAGACTGATAAGTTTTTAGGCTAAAAGAAAATGAAGTACTTGGCTGGTCGGCACTAAGTTTCACATACAAAGACGCCGTGTGAGTAGTGGACGCAGCAATATTGACAATTGCGCTATCAATCGTAGGCGCAGTGGCAGCCGAGTTTGCGGTAATTTCACGGGCAATGTTATTGAACAAAAACTGTGCCGTAGTGCCCGCAGTGGTGCAGTTCGTAAACGTCCAGTTAGTAGTGCCTTGAGTGAAAGACGGGTTGAGAATAAGATTAGTTGCCATTATGCGGTAGAACCTCTACGTAGTTCGTAAGCAAGTCGTCGGGAAATAACAGCAGCAAGTTCCGTCTCGTCCATGCCAGCAGACGGGTTGACAGTGATATTGACTCCACCACCAGCAGTGCCGTTTGTCAAAAATTGAATCATAGCCTTGTCACGCTTCGATAGACCGTCGGGGTCAAGAGGCTCAACACGCTCTGGACGTCCAGCCTCAGCAATCAATGCCATAGTGCCACCACCACGGGGGCTGACAATTCCACCCTCTGCGAGACCGAGTGAAGCAATGGCTGCGGAAGCCATATTAGATTGAGGAAGCAACGGAATTCCAACGCCAACGTCAAATCCAAAAGTGTCTCGTATGAAGTCACCGAGCGGTGTGCCATCAATAGATTGCAATGCTTCATTAATTTTTTGAATCATAAAATTTGCAACATTGACAATTGAGTTTGCAACAAAATCCATAATTGACAAAATAATTGACACGAAAGAAACCAGTGCAGTTCTTAGCCCGCCAATAAAATCACCTGTGAACATTTGAAGAATTCCAGCAAACATTCCCTTGACTCCTTCAAAGAAGTCACCAAAAAATTGCATTGCATTCACTGTCACCCCAACCAAAAACTCAATTGCTGGTACGAGTAGTCCAGTAATTGCATTAATTACTAAGGGGAGTACGTTTGCGACAAAATCAGAAAGTCCTGAGATTAGACCGTCATTTCCGTTTGGACCAAAAAGAAGTGGCTTGATGTGGTTGTTATATAGTTCATCAAAAGCAGTCATTATGGGTTGTAGAGCAATCTCAATTGCACCTATAGCGTTCCCTATTGCTTCAAATACAGGTATAAAAGAATCCCTAAATTGTTTATTTGTGTTGTACAGGTTGACAAAATACCCAATTAAAAGAGCAACTGCAGTTACTACCAGTCCGACGGGACTAAGTAGTGCCCCCACACCACGTAGGAGTGCCCCCCCAATAGAGCCAATGGACCTAGCAAAGCCAGAGGTGCTGAAAGAAAGTGCACCAAGCCCGCCCCTTAAGGTTGTAAAAAATCCAGTACCACTTTTTCCTGCTTGCTTGAATGAGTCTTTAAAAACTCTGCTGACGTCCCCCGCGCCGACAGCCAAAAGTTTAGTTCCGTCAATAACGGTACCAATAGAGCCAGTAGCAAGACCAGTGTTTCCCAAAATGCTTAGCCCGACTAAATCAAATGCACTTTTTAAAACGCCCAAAGCGAGAGTGATGGCCTTAATCTGTCCAAAGAAAATAAGAATATTAGCAACCCATTTATTTTGAAGTAGGTCACCAATTACATTAATTGCGTCTTCTATAATTCCAAAGAAAATTTTAATTGCTCCGCTGTCTGTCAATTTGTCAACTAAATCAGCAAATTCGACAACCAAATCGGCAACAGCGGGAAGTGCTTCTAAACCCTTTGTAGCAATATTTCCGATAGACGGCCCAGCGTCTTTAATTCTGTCAAAGAACTGTCCAATTCCTTCGTTTTCTCCCAAAGCAGAGAGGCCAGAAAACATTCCTCCAACGCCATCAAGAATTATAATAAGGTTGTCAGAAACCTTTTTAAAGTAAGTTTCAAGTCCCTCGGCGTCGTCTCCCAGTTTTGCAAACCCCTCTGTCGACTCAATAAGGAAGTCGAGGAGCATATCCCCACCGCTGCCAGGTCCAAAGTTAGCCATAATAATTGCTTTTAGACCGTCAAAAACATTTCTAAAAATTTGACCAAACTTTCCAGCAATATCCCCGGCGCGGGTAAAGAAATCTTCAAGTTCAGTGTTACTAAAACCGTCTAGGAATTTTAGGAGCCTAGTTGCTAAACCGTCTAGGTAGTCAGAAAAATCCCTAATTAAAGGTCCAGAAGCGTCGAGCAGTTTCAAAAATATTCTAAAAAACTTACCAAAAGTTTTTCCAAACTTACCGACAACATACTCAATGTCAGAAAAAACTCCACCCAAATCTTCAAGTGTTTCTGGCTTCAGTATTTGTCCAGTGAAACCTTTGACTGCTTTTCCTAGAGCGTCACCTATTCCGCTGTAACCTTTTTCAACAACACCAAGCAGGTCGGAGTCAACAATTCTTTTAAGTTGTTTTTCCAAAACTGGAAGGAACCCACTAGCAACCCGCTCTCTCAAGTCGCTAATAATTGGTCTTAAGGTAATTAAAAACTGGGCAAATTTCTTTTGGCTTGCGGTCAATTGGGCAAAGGGGTCAGCACCACCAGCCGCTGTCCCACTTTGAACGCCTTTTTTTACTTCGGCATTTAGGTCTTTGGTTCTATCTTTAGCCTGACGATACGCAAGTTCCGCCTGCTTGAAGTTTAGTTCTGCTTCGCGTCGCGCCATTGAGTTGACTGGTAAATCGGCAGTTCTGGCTAGGCTCTCCCTAGCCTGCTCTAGACGTAAACCAAACTCTTCTTCGGCAAGGGCGGCTTCTTCAGCCTCAAAACGCAATTGTTGCATTTCTTCGCGAAGTTCTTTGACGCTTTTTGCACTCACACCACTAGCCTGTCCAGCGGAAGATACTGCCTCCCCAACACCCTTCATAGCAAAGCCAGCGAGACCGCTCCCCACTTTGAGGGAAACCATAGTCCCAATCAAGGCAGTCAAAGAAGCGGCAGCGCCACCAGCAGCGCCAATTAATGCGCCAAGACCACCAACAACAACGCCGATAGTGCCAGCAATAAGACTAAAACCTACGGTCATTTTGTAACCAGTTTTAATGAGAGAGTTTAGTTGCAGTCTGGCAGCCTGCGCTGATGGAGCCATAGACGCAATGCCATCAGAAATTCTTGTAAAAATGTTAACGCCAACGTTTTTATTGAATCCAGCAGTAAACTTATCACCGAGGTCAGCCCCAGTGCGAGCAGCAATGTCACCACGAACTCCGTCAAAACCTTTACGAATATCGTCACTGACTTTATTGGTCAGAGCACGTACTATGACGTGGGCTTCACCTACTACTGCCACTGGGACTCACCCCCTAACCTAAAGTCGGTTCGATAATGCCCGGAATGCCAGAACTTGGGTCAAAATCTGTCGGTGGAATATACGGTTTAGGACTACTCGGTGTGAAAGGACTCACGGGACCGAAATCGTCCATATCAGAAGAAGTTGTTGACCCTCTAGATTTATTAGAACTGTACTTGTACGTGCGGTTATAGAGGGTGCTGTAGATAAGTTTTCTAGACTCTTCTACTGATTTCATTTCTTCTGCGGAAGATACTCTCAAGTCCTCTTCAAAGAGGAAATGAAGGACGTCGAGCATATCGGATGCTTCCATGCTCGCAAGGTGTAGTCCACTCATTAGTGCCTTCCCATTTACATACGGCCAAAGGTCAATCCCCCACTCTAGGAGTCCTGTGACCGCTCCGTAGGGCGGTTAGTATATTGCTCCACCAACCAGCCGACAATTTCACCAAGAGTGTCAACTGAGACAATTCTCTCTTTGTCGGTGAGAAGAGCATTGAAACGCTTCTCGCTTTCGTCAGTGAGGACGCTGCTAAAGAAATCATTGATTGCTTTTGCTTGGGAGGAGGCGTCTGACGAGTCACTATCGGTGTTTACACTAGAGACCATATCGAGAAGAACTTTTCCCTGAAGTTGTGGGACGCAACTAAATTCTTCATCCCAAATCTTGAATGATATTGGTTCTAAGTTTTCAACAACCTTAGAGCCAAAGTCTTTAAATCGAGACATTATTTGTAGTTTCCTTTACATATCTATTAAATAAATGGGTATTCAGTTATAGAACAAGTTTATCGCAACAAAACACTGGTGACTTTAGAACTCGCGGATAGTTGCTAGTTCAGAGAAGTTATTTCTTAGTGGCTGGGACAAGAACTTATTTGGTTTTGTTCCAGGGTGGTTGACTATTCTTGTGTAAACAATTCTTGTTCCCACTGAAAAACGTAAAAACTCGTGGTCACCTTTTGGAAGAATAACGTGCGGTCTTGTTCCTTGGTGGTGCATATAGGCATACTCAACGTCAGAACCTATTTTTATCACGTGCCCAAGAGAATTTCTATCGTGATTGTAGTAAATAGAACGCCTAAGTCGCCCAGTCTTGTAGCCAACTTGCCGTCTTGCTTCAGCAACTGTCTTTCTAGTTCTTCTTTCTAAATCACTCCAAACGGGACCGTTCGGACCATTCAAAAATTCTTCTAGTACGGGCTTATAAATAATGAGTTTGTCAAAGTAGTAGGACTTGCCCTGCCTAGCAGTAAGTGAACGTCTAACTGCCGACCTACTCCTACCGATGGAGTTTCTGACAACGCGCTTTGCCGCCCATCCAGCCCAACTGTCTGGCAACCCATACATTAGGGAACTGCCAGCGTAAGTTGGAGATTACTTGTCTGGTATCCACCTTCGGGACCGATAACGTCAAGAGTGGCGATAACGCCTAAACCATAACCAGTCGGGTCCCACTGGTCAAGAAGGTTGATGGACTGCATAAGAACCCACGAATCAACAGCGGCAATATAAGAACCCTCTTCAATTTTGTTTCCGCTTGGTGGACGCCCGTTCTGCCCAACAACAGGAACCTGACGGGACAGCATAATGTTCACAACCGCTGTGCGAGGAACGTGACAACGTTGAGGGTCAGAGGCTTGGTCACCGGGGGCACCCAAATACATTTGAGCAAATGACACAACAAGTTGCTCGCAATCAATTGCGGGTTGACCCATAATCCAATAGCAACGTTGTGGCAGTGGAATGTTGTAAGACTGAAAAGTAGTCTGGATTTTTTCCAGAATACCGTCCATCATCTCTTTGAGATTGAGGGAGTCCTCGGAGAACTCGTTGATGTTGAGAGGAATAGCCATTATTAGGCTTCCTCAGCAACCTCGACATCCGCAACAGGGGCGTCCTCAACTGTTGGCGTAGGACCAACTGGTTGCTTAGGGGCAACAAACCTAGCAATTGTTGCTGGGGTTGCGGTCACTCTAGAAGCACTGGGCATGTCTGTTGCGCGGAAGTTGGTCTGGCTTTCAGTCATTTTCTTGCCTTATCTGTTTAGGATTATAGTTCTATTGTACAACTACGAAGCCATGTTGATTTTGAGATTGGCTGACTTGATAAGAACAGTGCTCCCGTTCGAGTGGTTTCCGTAAAGGTCATAATAACCGGGGTCAATCAGACCCAAAACAGGCATAGCATTTGCGTAAGGAACTGACACCGTAATCGTGCTAGCAGCAACATTTACTGTTGAATAAGTTGCCGAAAGAGTGTCCGTACGAAGCCCCGAAGAACTTCTAAGGATGACGCTCGGTGTCCACGCCACAGTGTTTGTCAAAAACGTAGCGTTGATATTTGCCAAAGACATAGTTAGGTTAGCCGTCGTATTTCCCGACAGAGTAATGTCAACTTGAGTATTAGCCGTATACACGGAAGGTTTTGGCGTATAACGACGAGCCTTCGGAGTGTCAACAGAAAACACTCGCGAGCGACGACGAGCACCATCAGGGTTTGCTGATTTTAGAAATAGGTCAACCGCATAAAGACCAGTGCGAGATTCTTGAATAAAGTCTTGCTGGTCAAGGATTGTGTAGTTTACGCCCTGACGGGAAATCGACGTAATACGCTGTGGGAGAGCGCAGGTTTCATCGTCTGCCCACAACTTAGCAAACTCAATACCGAGAGTGCGAGCAGCCATCTTTCCCGCGATGGGTGGCTCGCTTCCGTATTGGTAAGTAATCTCAGTGTTACACGGCGTCCACGCTGCCCCAGCAGAAATTTGGACGGTGGAGTGGTCAACTAAGTAGTAGTAAGACGGGTCTAGGACGGCACCAGTTCGATTTCTAATCGAAATAATTCTTGTTACTGGACCGCCACGAAGTTTGATACGAGATTCTGGTGAAATACCGTCAACAGTCAGCGATGATTGTTCGTCAAAGTCGAACTCGCCACTAGGAATGTTGTAAACAGTTCCACCAAAAAGAACAGCATTAGTTGTTTTACTGGATTCGCCCATTCTGGAACGTCTAAGTACGCAAGTGTAGCGTTCCGTGACGGTGGTTACACCAGAAAATTTGCGACCAGACATAGCCCACATAAGGTACGAAGCAGTCTGAGCAGCCTCTTGAGCATACTCAGTGTTAGCGTAATCACCCAGTTCTGAGGGTTGTACCCATAGAGCAACCATGTCTGTTCCTTATTTATTGAGTAAGGCGGTGCGCCTTGGCCTGTGTGTAACCAAAACGCACCGCCTCGCTACTTTGTGGTTAGGCGTCCTCGTTCGACTTGATGATGAAGTCGACGTTGGTGTCGGGGTTGTAGTCAACGTTACCGGGAACGTTGTAGGAAGAAATGCTACCCACGTTTGAGCCAGCGTATAGCGTGTCAATCTGAGCCGAAGTAACAGCCGTGTAGGTTGCGGCGGTTGCTTCTTCGCCGATGCTGTCGGCAAGAGTGATTCGGATAAACTTGTCGAGACCCGAAGTAACTGCCGAAGCACCAACGTTAGCCACCGCGTAGGTGAAGGTGTTGGCAGCCGAGTTGACGTTGGCAATTGCGGCTCCAGCACTTCCAGTGTTGAATGCATCACCAGCGCCACTAACAATAATGACGTCTGTGTTAGCAATCGCTGCGGCAGCGACGTTACTGAGGGTGACAGTGGCAATTTCGTTGGTAGCGGAGATGCTAGAAATTGTGACGTTAGTAGCGCCCTGAATTCCAGTCTTCGTGAAGAAGATAGGTTCAACAGGCTGTTCGTCAGACCACGTGTAGAAGCCCTGAAGACCCTGAGGTGCATACGCAGAACGTGCGTAAGCGTAGGGACGCTCGGCGGCGACGGGGAATTCCCAACGACCATCGAGACCAGCACCAAAGTTGGGGTTTCCGAGAGCGTAGCCTTCGAAAGTGTTAGCAAGGAGACCGTTTTCAATAACGCGGTCACCAGACTGACGGAACTTGGCGTAGGGGAAAATCCAGTGGAAGTAAGGAAGTGCCGAGGCTCGCTTGCCATTCTTCACAGCGTGCGACCAACATTCAACAGCAACACCGTTACCAGCAGGGTCGTCTCCAACAGCAGGAAGTGCCCAACCAACAGACTGAACCTGACCGTTTACCGTCTTGCGAAGCAAGAGACCGCCCGAAAGAAGAGCCGATAGTTCTGGGTCTGGCTCACAGATGGCAAGTTCCATTGTGATTCGCTTGAGCGTGTCAGGAGCCTTGTATGAAACACATACGACACCGTTCGCGCCCTTTTCAGTGATTTCTTCGCCCTCTTCATATTCAGGGGTGAAGGATACTCGCATGAATGCGGAAGTGGTGTACGAGTCACCAGGACCGTTCAGCAAGTTACCAGCGGCGTCGAGGCGGGTCACGCGAATTGACACGCCCTGAATGCTGGCTGCGTAGTCTTGAGTAGCCATTAGGACTATTCTCCTTATTTTTAGGCTGTTAGGTCGACCCGAACAGCAAGGTGGATTGACGTATCAAAATAAACCGCCACGGGGCGAATTGCCTTGAGACGCATGTCATTCGCATTTCCCGACACATCAAACGCCTGTGCCAAGTTATCGTTCACCACGTCAACATCGCCAAGGTAAACCTTGACAGTGCCAGTGGCGTACATCCATTTGTTGGTAGCCGAGGCAGTCTGACTACCGTCAGACACGCTGGCTGGTCCTTGACCAGAGTAGCCACTGCCAGCAATGACGGGAGTTCCGCCCATAGTCTGTAGGTGGTCTTTTTCCTTTTCGTGAAAGAGCATGCTTGAGTTACTAGAAAGAAGAGCAACAACGTCGCGAGTGGCGTGAATAATCCCCTGCTCACCAGCATGCGAAGTCGTCGCAATAGTGTGCTCCAAAAGAGCAAGAGCACGTCTTGCGCTAAGCGCAGTGCCAGAGTTTAGTACCACAGCGGTGGAACCAATAAGTGCTTTGTTATCTTCAGATTGGGCAATACGAACATCGCCGTTCCACAACTCACGCTCCATTGCTTTCTGCGTAACCCCTTCAAGTTGACGCTTGAGACGAGCAATTCTGTCAAGTCCCAAGAAACCAAGTCCAGAGCGAACTTCGTCGATTTCAATGAAGAACGGCTTAATTTCGTCGTAATAGTTGACAGTGGCGTTATTTACAAGAACATAACTATTGGTATCTGTGTCGTCCCAGTTAGTAAGGGTGTCAACGGTTGTCTCATATTCCTGAGAAAATCCTCTAATCCAGCGGTCTTCGTCAGCCGAGTTTTCGGGCTTGACGACAGCAAGTAGTCCAAAAGCGGAGGGCACAATAATTGGTGCCTCTACAACGCCATTCTTGGGGAAGACCATGTTTGAAATCCTTTATCTTTGTCAGATTTTTTGTGGGGAGTGGGTGACCCCCGAAAGGGCCACCCACCGCCTACGTGGGGTGCTATCTGTCGATTTACTCTTCGATAGCGGCTGCGGTTGCGCCACCAGTGGTGTCGCGGAGAGCAGCAGCCACACCGTTGACCGAAATGGCCGTGGTGATGGCGAGTGATTCGATACCGACCTTGGCAACGCCTTCAAATGTTTCAATGAACATCTTGTAGTCGTTGGTTCCGACGAGCGTCGAGTCGCGGATGATTCCGAGGTCCAGCGTTCCACCGTCAAGGAACAGGAACGTTCCTTCGGAGAACAGGTACCACGTAAACGAGTCCGTGAACTCAAGGAGTTTCGCTGCCGAACCCTGCTGAGCACCAAACGATGCGAGGTCAGGCGAAGGAACGAGGTCGACACCGACGGACGAGAGGTAACCCTCGATTTCGGAACGGCCAACAGCAAGGTTTCCGTCACCAGGCATGTTCAGTGCGAGGTCTGCCGACATTGCATCGTAGAGCCACGAAGGAACAATAGCCTTGAGTCGAAGGTCAACCGAAAGACGGTGACGCGAGCGGTAAGCCGCTGCCGCCTTGCGAACCTGAACCAAGAAGTCGCGAGCGACACCGATAAGGTTTGCAGCCTCGGTGGTGGCAACGTGAGCGTTGACAGCCGTCGAGCCAGAAGCAATCTTGGAGATAAGGTAGAGTTCTGCTTCACGAGCGTGCTGGATAAGAGCAAGTTCGTTGTGGCGAGAAATCAACTCAGGGTACGCACGGGTCATCAGGTTACCAAACTGCAACTGAAGCGTAACAGCGTCAGTAGCAACCGTCTCCTCAGCAGCAGACGCGACAGTCAGGCTGCCTTTGGTTGCGGGGTTTGGTGTCTGAGCCGAGTCGTTCGCTGCAGTCCAAACGCCAACGGCACTGTCATAGTTGTAGACAGTTCCGCCTGAGTAGGAAACAAGCGACGGGGGAGTGATGTAACGGATACCGCCACGGTCTGCCTGGAACTTCGGCAGTGCGTCGCGCACGGGGCGCTCGGTGGTTCCGAACCCAAAGATGTCGTACTTGACCTCGAAAGGAGCCGAGTGTCCACCCGAAGCGACAAGCGCTTCTGGTCCGACAACGGCGTCAATCTTGGACGCGTTTTCTTCCGCACTAGTCGAAAGGGTACGTGCTTCTGGGTATGAGGTAGAGAATGAAGCAACAATGTGCTGCTCGCCATCTCCACCGTTAACACGACGAAGCGAGTGGAGACGTTTCTCCATTGCCGAAGCAACTTCGTGCATGTTGGCAATTGTGCTACCAGCGGTGTAACCAGGAATGTCAGCGCCAGCCGTGATTGCCACGGGTGCCACTTCCGAAACCTTAATTACAGGCTGGTGCGACGCTGGGGCCTCGAAAGACCCTTCTGCTGCGGCGGTCACGGGTGCCTGCTCTTCCTGCGCCTCTGGCGCAATAGTGGTTTCAATAATTTCTTCGGCCGCGAACTCTTCGACGGCTTCGGTTGAGGCTTCAAGAGCCTCTACTTCTTCAGCAGGGGCGTCTTCCGACGTCTCTACTGCGGGGTCCTCTGGGTCGGCTGAGAATTCAGCAACTTCTTCAGTGATAGCAGACGCTTCGGTGGATTCTGCGGCGTAGGTTTTCATTTCCTCGTCCTCTTCCATCGGGGCAACAGGGGCTTCGGGCATGTCTTCAGCAGGAACTACTTCCTCTTCGGGTGCCATGTCCTCTTCCATGTCGTCCTCGCCCATACCCATCACGCGGCTCGCTGCTTCGGCTGCCTTAGCGGCAAGTTCCTCTGCTGCGGCCTCGCGACGCTGAAGGTCTCCGCGAACGGTTTCCAACATATCGGCAAGGGCTGTCATAGCGTCAACTGTTTCTGGAGAAATATCCTGAGATTCAACCGACTCAAATTCGCTTACAATAGCCTGCTGAAGTTCGGAGACTTGTTCGTCACCGAGTTCTGCTAGGTTATCAACCTGCGACTTGATTTGGTCCACTGGTCCTCCTAAGGACAGTTGGTGAGCGTACTTCACTCACTTGGTTAGGTACAAGGTAAAGGGACTATGCGTACTAACACGCTCGGCACTCCACCTATGAATATTTTACAATGGTTTTACACTGTTTATTATTTAGTTATGGGTTTAGGTAAGAAGTCTTAGCATTTTTGACATTTGGCCAGAGATTTCTCCCTGACTGTAAACATCAGAACCAGACCTGAACGCTTCTAGTTCTGCGGTAGCAATTTCTGCGTCATCCTTACCAATCTTTTTTTCCACCCGCTCCATCATGTCGTCCATGAGGTTTTGAAGCGAAGGTGGCAAATCGCTATAGCGAACCTTTTCCGTTTGGTCATTAAAACCAAGCGGAAGGTTAGCAATAACTTTTCCAAGTTCTGCTGCTGAAGAACGCACATTTTCAATGGATGTAGAGTTGAGTGCTCCCGCGTCAAGTCGGTCTACGATATCGAGAAGTTTTACGGCTGCCCCAGCGGAGTTGACGTAATCACCAATTTCATAGTAAGCACCAACTGCGCGGGCTTCCTCGACAGCATTCTGAAGACCAGAAGTTCCAATGTCCGACTTTAGGCGGGCAAGAACCTGGCGGAACTTACCTTTAGCGTCACGCGGTTGAGTCTTAGGAGTGTAGACACCATCAACTTTAAGTCCACTCTCAACGGTAGGGGCATTTACGTCCTCTACCGCAGGCTCAACCGCACTAGATTTTCCCGGCGTCACGTCTCCTGCAGGTGCTGGAATGCTTTCTTCTGCGGGGGCAACATCTTCCCCTACTGGAAGTTCACCCGGCACTGCGAACGTCGAAGCCTCAGAAATACGTGAACGCATAGCCTCAATCTTCTGCGAGAACTCAGCGTTAGACGCTTCCTTCCACTCGTCAGGAATAAGGTCTGGGCGCTTAAGCGAACGAGCACGTTTCTCAATAAAACGTTTAACCGAAGCCCTCTTAGATTCGCTAGTGCGACCATAAGACTGAACCGCATTTTTCAAATCTGAAATGTTTCGAATTGGGAAAGAACCGTCTGGCATAGCCTTACCTTCTTCAGCAAGGCCAGTTCGCTCTCTGCGAGAAATGTAGGCAAAGTCATCCTCGTATGAGAAAACTGCGTCTAGTTTTGCTGAAAGTTCCTGTGCTTTAACACTAAGTTCAGCATTACGCTCTTCTCTAACTTGATTGAACAATTCGCGGGCAGACTCTACTTTGGCGGATAGTTCTTGGCTAGTCCCCTTTTCAAGTTTCATAACTCGCTCTTGCAGTTCCGTAAGTTCACCAAACGGGTCTGACTTCATCTTGGCAAGTGACATAGCACCAGCCGCAACGAGCGCCATAACAGCACCAGACGCAACGCGGGCGCGAGCAATTGGGAAGCCTGGAACGTTTACCTGACAAACAGCAACAAGTTCCAGCGAACCACGAATTGGTCGCCAGTCACCAGAAGGTGCTGAAGCACGAAGTGCGCGAATCTGCTCAGGCTGGACACCGGGGCGAAGAGCACCAGACACCCAAATACCGTATTGGTCCTCGCCAGCGTGAACGTCAGCAATAGCACTCGCAGTATCGTCATAGTGCTTGATTGCTTCCGAAGCACTTGCTTCGAGAGAAGCGTGCCCACCAGCAAGAGTAAGTTGTCCAACTGGAACATCCTTACCCGAATCAGTGCGTACAACACCCGTGTGGAAGTAACCATAGTTACTCTTTGAGCGTGGTGGCTTTGTCCCAAACGATAGACCAATGTGGTCTACGTGCCACGCAGCGATGTGACCGAAGACGCGACCAGTGTCGTCAACGGTTAGTGGTGTGGCTTTATCCAGTTTTGGATTGTCAAACCACTCTGTCGGTGGGTTGACGGGGATTGCACCAGCAACTACACCACAAGCAACTAGGCTTTGGGCGTCACTGAAATCGACGTCACCCACATAAATGCCGTCGTCCATAATGACTGGCTCCTCCTGTGAGTTGGGTTCTTCCGCAAGTACGATTTTGCACTCTTGGAAGGCTGGTTTGGGGACAATCGTGACTCCCATCACTCTTGCCTTAGTGATAACAATTTTGTCTTTGCCGATACGCTTTTTGTCATCAGCGTTCTCGGACTTTTCTTCCTTTATTTCGGTAGCCTCAAATTTATCCATATCGGCTGAGACACCCTTGATAAAGCCATTCTTGATAAGTCGCACAACTTCTTGAGCGTGTGCGCTAGTATCGAAAACGCCGTAACAGTTTCCAATTCCATTTTCCACCCGTTCCATATGGTCGATGCGACCAACTACAACAGAACCGTTGTGGCCGTCAGAAGTCTGAATCTGCCACATAAGAGGTAGGGGGAATTCTCTCCAAGAAATAGCCTCTTTCTGGAAACTTCTTCCGTCGCCAGATTCGTGCTCTTCAGGAATTACAAGCGGAATAGAGAAACGTGGTCCGACTGAATCGTCGTAAACACCAGACGCAACTAGACCAGCAGATTCTTTAATTTCTTGTGCTTTAGCCCTAAGTTGGAACTCCGAAATAATCTGCTCGCTCGACTTTAGAGTATCGTTAGCAAAGTTTGCTCTGCCCCCCACACGACCACCGTACTTGATTAGGTGTGCTCTGTCTCCAGTCCACATACCTGTAACTTCTTTGTGGCGTAAGGCGCAATAACCTTTGGCTCTAGGTCCAAGATACTTAGTTAGATTTCGAACGCAGCGGTACCAGTCGCCACCACTGTTCCAACGAATTTTGGCTCTACCGCCCTTACCGCGAGTCCAGTAGCGTTTCAGTCTTCGAGCCTTACGCCCACTTCCCTCCCACCAAGCAGCAGCAACTAGTGCTTCAAATTCTTCGTCGGCGCACTCGTTGAGTTCCTTGAGCGCGGCAACAATTTCCTCTTCTGGCTCCCAGTTGGCTTCGTAAAGGTCGTCGCTTTCCTTCATAATTTCATCAAGAGGGATAAGCAAATCTTCTTCAGTAATGTCAATCGTGTCCACGCCGGGGAAACCATACATAGGCTCTTCCATAGCGTTTTCGTTACCAGGGTTGTTACGCGAGCCAGTGTACATACCAGTGGCGTCCTTGTGACGCAATTGGCAGTAACCCTTTGCGCGAATACCAAGATACTTACTGAGATACTTTACGCAACGCGTCCAGTCACCGGGAGTGCCCCAACGAATCTTCGCAGCGCCCTTGCCACGAGTCCAGTACCTACGTAGATTTTCAGCATTGCCACGATTTTTGTCTGCACCACCGACAGCGAAAAGTGATTCTAGGTCAGCCACGAACTCTGCTTCTTTGGCTTCCATTACATCTTTTCGTGGACCCCACAAAACCATAAGCGAATGGTTGTAAGCACTAGCAGTAATCGAATCAACTTGCTGAAGAACGTCTTGAAGTACTTCTGGCTTAAGTGGGACAACGGGGGGTGGCGTAGCAGATTTCAAGTCTTCCAAGAACTGCGGGTCACGCACCCACTCCTCTTCCTTACGAACATACGTCATAGGAGAATTAGAAGTGGCGCTGGCAGGAACAACAGCAACTAAATCCATAACCGCACGAGGGTCTTCAGGAGAAACAATTGCTAGGTAAAGAGGCTGAACGTCAGAAGTTTTTGGTTCCGCTGCTGAAGTTACTGGACGCGCCCACGCATCAGCGGTGTCAGACAAAGGAGCACGCTTGCTGTTTCCACCGCCACGATTAGCCAGTCTCTGAATAAGTGGGTGGTCACCCTCTGAAGGTTTTGGTTTTTTAAACTGACCGCGCTGAGACTTTACCCAACCGTCCCAGTCCGTAAGAACAGAATGTAAGTCACTGGCGCTAATAGGGGGAAGGGTGCCAGGTAGTCGCGCTTTAGGCATGTTCTGCGGGGTGCGTGGCTCACCAATAATTCCAGAAAGGTCAAGTGGCTCATCTGATGATGGAGAAGATTGTTCTTTCGCAACTTGAGTTTCTCCACCTCTAGGAGCAGTGTACGTTTCAGTTAGTTTAGAGTCAACGTTAATCACTCGACCATCAAGTAAACGGACACTTACCGTCCCATCGTCATTGATTGATTTAATTTCACCACGACCATTTTGCGAATCTCCACCAACAACGACGTTTTTACCAACTTGGACAAAAAGACCGCGAGCGTCACGTGGTTGCTTTTGAACATTCTCAGAACGTTCCGCAGACGTATATCCATCTGCTGGCGCTTGTGGCGGGAGAGCAGCGATAATGACATCATCAATAAACTCCAGTTCATTGTCGTCATCATCTTCATAACCCTCGAATAGTGCGTACTCTTCTGGGTCAATTTCACTAATAAGAACTTTTTTGAAAGGATTGTTCTGTAGTTTCGCGCAAACAACAATTGCTGAATCTGGGTCAATAATAATGTGCGACTGGCTATCGTCTCCTCGAAGTTCATCGAGTGAATCGTCATAAACCCAAATGTCACCACCTCGGATACCAGCATTGTCCCAAGCGCCGTCGTCCCAAACATAAACAGAACCGTCTAAATCGACCTTGTAAACTCTGTCAATTCCTGAGCCGTCCATATGGACGCGGGCTAGAAATTCTGGGGCAACGCTTTCATCATAAATTTCAGCCATATTGAATGGGCTTAGGTCAGCACCAATATCCTGCATATAGCCGTCAGCCTTGAGTGCTTTCTTTTCCTCACGCTCGACAATTGCTTTAGCCCAACGCCACCCCGCGTCGCCACCCCACAGTGCCCACGCGATACGCCCGTTGCTAGGGAAGTTGTCTTCACTTGGCTCCCAGCCTTTACCCTTTTTGTCAACTTCGTGACGAGGGAAATACTTAGCGATGTGGCGTACTTTTTCAATACCAATCTGTCCACCCTTAGAAAGAGTGCGGGCAGTGTTTAGTCCAACAGGAGTGCCACCGCGCTTGTGCTCCTTGCGCCATTCAAGAGACTTCTTTGCCTCTTTCTTGACGCCCTCTGGAATAGTGTAGAGACGCGCTGCTGCGGTTAGTGCCTTAGGTCCTAAAACTGACAAAGCACTTGCGGCTAGTTCTACAGTCGAACCGTCGTGGGACTCAAAAGTTTTTGTAATTTCAGAAGACTCAATATCGCTGGTGTATCCAGAAGCAACAACAACATTTAGATTGGTGTCAATCTCAACGTAGTTGGTGTCGTTGGCGTAGACTGCTAAGTCATTGCGCCTTCCGATAAACTGCGACATTAATAATCCTTGTTAGGTAGAACGGCTTCTATAAGTAATTATAGATTATTCGGGGTCAACCGATAATTTTTTAGCGTCTTCCGTAGAGAATTTGTTGTTGTTTTTATCAAACTGGTCGAGAAGTTGTTTTGCTCCATCAACGCTTATTTCAAACGCTGGAATGCCCTCATAAATATCAGGAATAAGGTTTTCTAACTTCCACTCACCGTTTCTTCTAGCAAAAATTCCAGCAGAAGACATATAGATAATGCTCATAATGATTGGGCTATCTACCAAGTAGTAACAATACAAACCTTCAAAAAATGGAACTTCGTCATCGTCAAGTTCTACGCCAGTAAACTTTTCAATTGCTGGCTTCGACTCCAAAATAATTTTATTTTCCAAAACCAACTTTGGTAAGTCAATCTTGTACTTAGAAATAAACTCTCCGTCTTCTGTATACAAAGGCCTTAGAAGATAGTTTTTTCCCTCAGCATCAAAACGAATAAGTTGGTCACTCCCCTGAGCAACAATGTCCTCAATTTCAATATCAAAATAGTCCAATGAACCATCTGGCTTGGCAATGTAAAGCCCCTGAAACTCCTCGTTTGTGTCGTAGTAAGCACCAACAAACGTTGAAACCTCCGCCTGTTCGTCAGTTCCCTGAGCAGACATAAGAACACCAACCGTAGGAAAAACGGGCTTTATGGTTGTGGACTTGATATTAAACGTCGAATTTTTTGTAGGCACTTAGCCTCATCTCCATTTCTTTTTTATCTCTTCTGCAGTCCAAACTTCAGGAGGCTCTTCAGATAATGGGGCGGGGTCGGGTGCTACTTCGTCATCTGCAAATTCTGCGGTGTACATTGACATACTACCGTAGTCAGTAAACTGCTCAAAAAACATTTGAGTACCCTGCTCCGTATTGCCCGATATACTTTCTAAAAAATTATAATCTAATTCTGCTTTAGCCTCAATAACCTTTTTACCGTCAACAAGTTTTACTGTTCCAATAAGTTTATTGGTGTCTGAATCATAAAAAGCAAGCATTAGTTTCCTCTCGAAATTCCTAGTAATATATCTAAACGTGGCAAAATACGGTTCTCGTAATATGCTAACATATCGGAACCCATCCCTTCATACATTGCGCGAAGTCCACGAACTCTTTCGGCAATCCTCTCCATTTCATCTTGAGAGAAAAGTTCCCTCTGCCCCCCTGCCCATTCTGCAATTAGAGGTCTAAATTTGTCTACGTATCCGGGAGGCAGTCCGTCACGCGCTTCGAACCCTAGGTCACGTCCCATGCGGTTGCGGGTCATGTTTGCTCTACTTCTGTCACCTCTTTGTCGGTCAAAATCATAGTGACTATAACCGTTGTCAATAGGCAAAATCATTCTGTCAGAGTTTCTGTAGTACCAGTTACCAGTGTGTCTGTCGACGTTGTCAATTAATACGTCTACAAGTGCCACTTCTCTAGCACCATCATAGGAACGAACATCATTTCTAAAATCACGGCCTTTGCCTTCAGCCTCGACATCCTTAAAAAGAACGTGAATTTTTCCAGTTTGTATGTCCTCAATTTCACACATTACTAAGTCTTGTGGAATTCCCACTGCCTCAAATAATCTTGCGGATGCCATCTCTCTAGCAGCCTGTCCAACATCGTCAGCATCAAGCCTTCCTGCCTTTTTTAAGTACGCAACGGTTCCGTCAGACAAAATAACTTTTTTAGTCTTTCCGCTACCGTCTAGGTATGCGCTTCTGTCTACGGTATGCCCAGCCAAGAACGCTCTCTTCATCTCCAAAGACGCTCTCATTCTTGGAGAAATTTGACCACCGTCGGCGGCAATGATAGCCAATTCACCAGCGGTAAGTGTGAGGTCAGCAAATTCAGCAAGAGGGTCAGCAACTTGGTCTGCCGCCCACACTTGGGCTTCTTCACGCGTATCAAACGTCTGTGCAGAATCAGGTCTACGATAACGTGCGGCTGCGGCTGCTTGTCCAGTAGCCCACTTAGAGGCAGTCCACTTTCCGTCAGCACCCTTCTCCACAAGAACAAACAGATTGTTGTCTGGGTCGTTAGCGTTCTTAACTTCATACGCATTGTCGCCACTAGCAACATTTTCCATAATGTAACCTTCAGGAAGTTCACCAGGTTGGCGTCCACGCATAGCCTCAACACGAGCATTGATTTGGTCAATCAAGTCATTTAAGGCATCTTCTGCGTTAGCGTGCTCCGTAATATTATCTGCCCTATTAAGGTCAGAACGCGACTGCTGAGTCTCCCAATAACGAGCCTTCCACGTTCCAGTATCGACATCAAACTGAACAAAACCAGAAGGCTTATTTGGTGCATCTGGGTCGTTGGAGTCAACATCAATATCAATCAGTTGACCACCAAGTGCCTCATTACGAACATAACCCTCAGGAATGTCTCTGACTGCTGGTGTTGCTGGCTGTTGTGCAAAACTTCCAGTGTTGATAAGTTTAATCAGCGCTTGCTCTGCCTCTACGCGGTCAGCAAAAGTTTGGTCAAATGCAGGCTCATCTCCACGAACATATCCGCTTCTGGTTTCCCAATACTGCACTCGGTTGTTCGGAGTAATCCAAGCGTATCGGTCAGCGTTTTCCCTTCGGAAAACTTCGTTTCCTCGGTAGGGTCGGTGTCGATAGCCAGCAGGAAGTTGCGCTACAACACCGTCGTTACCAAGAGGAACGACGTTGAAAACTACTCCCTGCCCGCCAGCACCGGGCTGGTTGTCCTTGATATAATCAATAATTGCTTTCTGAGTGGCGGGTCCACGCATATTGCCTTCAGTTTTTCGCTCGGCTCCACGCAAATCATTGTCTAAATAGTCACGCCATTTTTTGAAGAAGTATAACTGCCCAACATCATCAAAAATTACGGCAGGCTGGTCGGGGTCGTCCCCCATAAACACTAATTTGTTAGCCATCATTCTGTGTCGGTAACCCTGAGGAAGTCGAGCAACAATTTCGTCATTGCTGAATTCGCGGTTGTCAATGCTGTCGACGCCAGCAGGAATCGGGTTCAGCGCGTCAGGATTAAGAAGTTTAATGGCTTTTACTTGAGCACGAATTGGGTCTTGCATGTCGTCATACGTCTCACGCGCCCCCTCCTCATCGACAACTTCTTGATAATTGTTATATATGCGTACTATCCCATCATCCGCACCAATCACAACTGCTTTAGCGTTCGGGTCATCGGGGTTATAGTAAACAGTGGGGGGGAAATAAAAATCATCCATTCCCCTCACTTCATACTGGTATCCAGCAGGAAGTTGGGCAACAAGTTCTCTATCGTTCAGTTCGCGCTTATATGCCTCATTGAACTGGAGATTTGCAAGGTTCTGTATCTGTTCATTAACAATGTGGTCAACGGCCTTTTCTTGGAAATCTACTTGGTCAAAAACATCCGTTTCAGCATCCTCAGCGCCGTCAAAACCACGGTCAACATAACGCTGATAACTCTTGAAATAGTAAACCTCTCCGTCAGCCATGTTCCAAACAATGGCGGGCTGTCGAGGGTCGTCCCCGTGAATAATTTTGAGGCCAACGGCGTCGAGATTTCTAACTTTATATCCCGCTGGAAGTCTTCCAAGGAAGCCACCACCGCCACCGTTTCCAAGAGCATCGAGCCTATCGATTACTCCCCGAAGCCCGTCTAGAGCAGCCTCACGTACGCCGGGAATATCTGGCTCAAATCCCTGCGAAACGATTGTTCCGTTTGAGTAAATCTTGTACTCGAATTGACCACTATCAGTCGGAGCAACACCGTAATAGGCAGCAATTTCGACATCGTTATGCTTACCCATAATTCGGACCATTTTTCCGAGAGGAGTGATTTCTTCTTTAAGTTGTTCGGGACCTTGAATTTGAGGAAGACCTCTACCAAGAGCAATTCCTTCGGCTCTTAGTGCTTCTTCGGCTTGACGGATAGGGAGTTCTGCTTTGATTTTGTCAATAAGATGCTGTCGCGCTTCTTCTTTAGTAGCAAATTTTTCTTGCTCTTGTGTCATTCGGCCATTGGAGTCATAGTTGAAAAAGTTAGTCCCAAACCTGCCCCTTTCGTCAGGCTCTAACCTGTACCAACCGAACGGCTTTCTTAAACGGTTTCGTCGTAGCGGAGGCATATCTTTGAATCCGGGGGGAGAAATAAAGTTTCCCCAGTCTTCCCTAAACTCTTCGACATAACCTTCAATGCCGACGTCTGCTCCAGCGCCGCCGCCGCCCTGCTGTGCGCGAATTATTTCGGTCAACACATTGAGCGCACGTTCTCTAGCATCCTTCATGTTGTCTTCATTGAAGTTTCCAACCTCACGACCATCAAAAAATACTCGCGCCTCGAACTTACCGTTGTCGCCAGTCTTTGTCGCATAGTAAATACGCGCCTCTTTACCGTTGACCTCGCCGCTAATCGTAACCATTTGACCACTGGGGTTAATTTTTTCCTCAAAACCGTCAGGCAATCCTTGACCAAACGGAACATCCGCCATGTCAATTCTGTCAGCAGCGAGCACCATTGGGTCTTGGTTTTGGGCACCTTGACCTCGAAGTCTCGCGTCGACGTCAGCGGCTTGCTCAATACGAGCAATACCATTCAAAACGCGACGCTTATTGTCTGCGCGGTCTTCGCCTCTTTCACTAAACTTGACAGCCATAACACGAATTGGTGCTTCCCTGTCTTGTCCACCATCGACAGTAACGTAGCCGTCTCCACGAACGTTGTACTCCACACCCTGCGGGCGACCACCGACAATAACTTTATATCCGTCGCCAATTTCCTGTACCACCCAATCCTGAGGAGGTTTGGCGTCTTCTTGGTTATTGTTTTCGGCGTCCATACGCTCATTGAGTAGGGCGGTGCCCATACGGATTGCTCTTTCAAGTGAAGCACGGTCACCACCAGAAATGTCTACATCGTACTCGGCAAACATTTGAAGTTGACCGTTTTCGCCTCTTCTGTGGATACGAATACTGTAACCACTGGGGTTGTTTCGGTCACCAATCGGGACAATCGAAGCCTGAGGACCATTAACAATGTTGATGTTGCCATCTTCATTAAATTTACCAATAAGGTAAATTGTTGGGTCAGCCGAGTTGGGCTTAACTCGGTACCCCTCAGGGAGAACAGAAGACTGAAGAATTCTTTGCGCCAACAACGCTGCTTCTTCAGCGTTGTCAACCGTAAACGTTCTCTTCTCTAAGTTGCCGCCAAGACCGTTCTTTAGTTTTTCAGCAATAACCTTAATTTTTCCGTCGGCGTCACGCAGACGGTCAATAGTGACCTCAGGGTCGCCAAGACCACGCTCAAAGATAATAAATCTTCTAGCGTCTTCTCTACGCTGATAGCCCTCAGGAAGTCGAACGTTCACTTCACCGTTGTCAATAGCGTCATCGACAACGGGAGCAGCAAAGTTCTGACGTTCAAGTACTCGTCTTAAAATGTCCTGCGCTTCAGAAAGATTTTCCTCATAGTCATCAAAACGTTCTTCAAAAACGATGTTGCCACCGTTGGTAACGAGAACCCTTCTACCCCCAGGTTGATTCTGCCCCATGATTCCAACAATGTTATCGCCCTCAATGTTGTCCTTCACAAGTCTGTACTCTTGAGCACCAAATCCTTCTGGCGCTTCAATGTGGTACCCCTCTGGAAGATTCTTAGCAAGACCTAACGCGTACTTCCTAGCCTCAACAAAATTATAAAATTCGTAACTAATTACTTCCAACCCAGCACTGTCTTGAACACGCGCTATATAGTTGCCGTCCTCGTTCTCCAAATACTGAATGTTGTTGTCACCTCTACGGTAAACACCGAACGGGCGTCCACCAATAGTCATAGCATAGTGTTCCCAGCCTTCTGGCAAGTCTGCGTCTGGGTTTCGAACGCCAGCGTCAATAAACTCTTGAGGAACTTCGCTTCCGATGGCACTGTCACTGGTACTGGTACTTGGAGCCTGCCTGTTTATCTCATCAAGTTTGTCCTTGACAAACTTACGGACAGCAATAAAGTCCTCAACTTGCTCATGTCTAGAAATTCTTCTACCTTGGGCGTCATAAAACTCAATCGTTTGACCGTCTCTTGATGCGAACGGCATCGGTTTATCTTCGTTATCAACGTGGACAGTTCTAATCTTCCCGTCTTCCATAACCAGTTCGTGGTAGTTATTGGGGAAAGTGTTAGTTAACTGGTAAGCGAGTCTACGAACTTCTTCAATACCCTTATACCCGTCTGCTCTGAATATTTCTTCCTCGTTTTCATCTTCCATTTGGACAAAGAATTCGCCCGGCTCGTCTGGAACTTCACCGTATTGAATGACGTTTCCTCGGCCGTTTAGGTTTGTAATGATACCGAATGGGAATCCGCCAGTGTTTTGGCTGTCCTCAAAGTCTTCTGCCTTATCTTGGTTGTCCACCCAAACTTCAGTGTCAAGTTGGTCGGAAACTTCCGAATCCGACGAACTTGGCGAACCGCCGCCTCCGCCGCCTCCGCCGCCTCCGCCGCCTCCGCCGCCGCCGCCTCCGCCGCCGCCGCCGCCGGGGGGAGTACTCGTGCTAGAACGCTCAGTCTCCGTAGCATTAGCCTTATTGATTTGGTTGATAGCCCAGTTGCGTGCTTGGATTTCGTTTACATACCGCTTCTCTTCTACTGGGGCACCTTGAGATGCTTGGAACCTAGCAACCCACATACCATCAATAATCTGAACCTGAGCCATAGGACCGCTAGGGTTGTCAACAGAGACAAACGAATAACTAGTCGTCGGGTCTGGACCGCGAAGTTCATAACCATTAGGAACAGGAATAGGCTGAATTCTGTTACGCTGAGCAACTGCCCCCCTAAAGTTCGGGTTGTCCATGTCATCAATTTCAGGACCCTCCTGCTCAATGAACGGGTTCAGAATTTCTCCGCCAAGAGGAACTGGTGCCTCCCCGTTCGCACGCTTCGTAGGCTGTAGACGTCTGGAAGAAATAGCAGGTCCAGTAGTGCCATCCTCCCAACGGACAGTAACAAGGTCTTGATACTCGTAAACACCGAACGGAGGTTTGACGTAAACCTTAAGAGGTACGCGTCCAGTGACCTTACCCTTCTTCAAGAAGTTACCGTGAGCATCAAAATGGTCAACCTCGTCGCCAACACGAATAATAGTCTGACGGTCACGACCAACGTAAGGAACAGCGTTAACTGGTGCCCGTCGACGCGCCTCAACACGCTCAATGACGTCCATAATCTGTTGCTCATTAAGAATACCGTTATCGCGCATTCTGCTGAGAACTGCGTTATTCAAGTATCCACGGTCAATCATGTTAGAGATATAGCCAATAACTGCGTCCTTTACAGGGTCGCCAGTCTTGGCAATTCCAGTATCACCAATAAAATCTTCGTTTCTAATTGGGAGAAGTCGTGGCGGAATACGCATACCCGTACGAGGGTCACGAACCTCAACTTGGAAATCGCCCTGCTGCGGGAACTTCGCAACGAGCCTACCCTCCTCACCTCTGAGAATTGCAAGTCGACCGGGAATTCTGTTGAGAAGTGCTTGCGAAGAGTGCGCTGGTTCGCTGAGGAACGCTGCCTCCGTAAAGTTACCAATACGCTGACCAGTTCTAGGGTCAATCTGATAACGACGAATATACGAAACAAACTCTTCGGTACCAGTACGGTGGACAATTACTTCGTGGCGGAAAGTTCTTTTTTCGCCAGACTTCTCTCGCTCGTCCTTGGTCGCAAGTAGCAAGTCGCCATTAGGAAGAATCCTGTGGTTCGGGTAAGCAGCCTTTACGTCATCAAGAGTTCTGTTACCCTCTTGAGCAAAGTTGTCAACAGCGTTACGTCCACCCTCAATGTTTGTGACGTTACGGCGCGGGTCAGCCTGATTGTTAATAAATAGCATAACGTTCCGCGTATAAGGATTGTTTCGGAACTTTCCTGCGTTATCGATAATACCGACATTTATTGCGTTGCCACCATCATCTACTACGTAAGCAACGCGACCAATACCGACAATGTAGTCGCCTACTTTAAGTTCAGCAACGTTCTTTGCGGTTTCAACTTGAGGCGGAACGGGAGTCTCGTTGTCGCTCTTCTTAGTAGTGGTTTCAGTGGACGGGGAAGTAGTTGTAGTATCGCTCCCATCATTCGCGGGATAGCGGCTTAGAATTTCCTCCACAATTTCAAAAACCTCACGCTGAGTAAGGCTCCCGACGCCAAGGTCTGCAACAGAAAGGAAATACTCGGTGTCTTGGGGTGGAACTCGTCTAGTTTTCAGTGCTGCGTAAATACTGTCACGTCCACCCCACGCGGCTTCAGCCAACCCATGTTCACGACCAATAATTTTTACAGGTTCATTCTCAAAACGTCTGTCCTCTGGGGTAACTATGGCTTTAAGAGAGTCCAAATAACCCTTGATACCGCCACTAAGAAGTATTTGTCCCGGCACATCTTCAGTAGAAAGAATAGCAGGGAACTCAACTTCTGCCGTGCTATTCACATCCATTGTGTTGCCAAAGAACGCTTCCATAGAAGCAATATGCTTAGCGTCTCTAAGAGCGGGTGCTTGCCTAAACGTAGGCTCATTCGCCATAAAGTCTTGTCTTACGACAGTACGCATACCCCTAAACGTAACAATGTAGTCACCGTTGGCTCTTGGACGAATGCCACCAATTCTTTCGCCAGTTTTTGGAAGATAGTAGTCGATTGTTCCTGGAATTCTTTCCACAACATCGATAGCAACGCTTATACCATTAGCGTTAACAAAACGCCTTCTAAGAACTTTGTATGGTGGGTTGACGCCCGCTGGAGTGTAGTCTGGCTCAGGAATTTCGGAATCGTCTCCGCCTCCGCCGCCTCCGCCGCCGCCTCCGCCGCCATCGCTTCCGCCACCATCCCCACCAACAGAGGGAGTAGAACTGACATCGCTAGTCTCGAACGTCTGCTCGTCACGGTGCGGGTCTTCAATGCTCAAAAGACTCAAAAGGTCAGTCCGACGACGAAGCACACCCTTAAGAGCATTTTGCTTATCTTCCTCATCCGAATAAATACCAGAAAAAAGTTTTCTCAGCGCGTTAGGCGAGAGAGGGGCAATCTTTTCCTCAACACTCTTCTTAAATTGCCCAAGCGTAATTCCACCCAAGTGGCGAGTACCCCTTGGATAGATTCTATAATCCATATTACCCTCGGTAATAGCCTGAAGTAACTCACCCTCCTTGCCATCATCAACAAACATTTTTTCAAAATAAGAAAAAATGTTGTTCGAAAAAAGACTGTCATCTTGTCGCTTATCGTAAGCGTATCCACCAATATCTTGACCTAGGCTTCCACCCAAATCAATATTAGTAACTCTCAAAACACCATTCTGGTCACGGCTAAGAAGAGCGTTATCATCCCTCACGTCAGAAGTACCAATAAGAGCAGCGCCGACGTGCATATCGATAATATCCCGCTGAGCCTGAGCAAAATCAGGATTATCTGCTGGAGTATTGAACCACTTAAGGGCATTGCCATCAACAGGCTGACCGTCTTGGTTTACTGCCACGCCGACCTCACCAGAGACAACATTCGGCTCAAAAAGTTCAGCCAGAACCTCTCTAGTAGGCTTGTCAGCAACCCTTTCAGTTACACCGATACCGCCTGGAGAAGCACGAATACCGAGCAAATCAAAGAGCGCGTGGGCCGCAACCTCCCCTCTAACCGCCCGCGACTGAGCATCGGGGTCAATCGGACCGTCTTTTCTTCTTGACGCGTTCCAGTTTCTTGCATAGTTCTTAACCTTAAGAACTAGACCATTGAGCGTCTCAAACTTCCAAGGACCACTCGCACCCAATAACACTTGCCCATCCGTAATTCTGCTTACTACACCCCGCTCTTCCATAGAGTTAAGACCGAGTTTTTTGAGCAATGTCTTAAGTCTGTTTCCCCTAACTTCTTCGCTACGTGCAGTAACTTCTGCAAGGAACCGTGCAGGCAAAACAATCTGCTCCGAACCAATACGGGCTACAATATTCTTCGCACGCTCCATAGAACCAACGGCAACGTCATCGCCCTGCCTAAGAAGATTGGGGTCAGTAATTGGGTCAACTACACGCCCCGCAGGAATTTCAGTTATACCCTCCACGGGAGTTCCAGCAGGAATCATCTGCTGGACTTTATCTGGAGAAATCTTAAACTTTTCGCTCAAAACCCGCTTAAATTCGTCAACCAGAATGTTCTTAGCCTCTTCTGGTGGAATACGGTCAACACTCTTTCTTAAAGGACGTTCTCTAAACTGTTGACCAGGCGCACTAATATCAGCAAGCCAACCAGACTTAGAAGTCCTAGAGATAGCACCCCTATAGATGTAGTCACCATCGACATTATCGATAGAAACAGTGGCATAAATATAATTACGGTCATTAACACGGTACACCCCCTGCTTGACAGTGTTATAAGTAACCGTTAGTTTTGCGGCCCTGCCGTCCCCCATAACTAAGTCTGCCGTAGATTTAGTAACTCCGCTGGCGTCAGTTTCAGTCTTAAGGTTAGAGATTTTTGTAATTTCAGGATTATTAAGCAAGCGTTCGCGTACTAAAGACAAGTCTTCCCTTGTCCCCATAAAAACTGGCAAAGCATTTTGAATGCTAGCAATATACTTAAGAACCTCAGTCGCGCTCTCTTTAGAAGTAGTCTTATACCCCAAAAGAAAGTTACCAATATTGCCAGGGAAAGATGTCAGAGCATACGTTCTGTTTCCATCATCATCAACAGAAGTCTCAAATTTTCCAATTCTTTCCCGCTTAATTTGACCAGCAGAATCAACCCGTGTGGAGTACGCGTAAAGCCCCCCACCCAAACTTTCTTCAATGTTGATGGCGCTGTTACCCGCAGCGCCTTTGTTTCGGTACGAAACTCTTCGAACAATGCCACCCTCTAAGCCCTCTTCAATAGTGACATCTCCATAAAGATGGGGGTTATCACTGGCAGCAGGAGCATTCACCAACCTATAAATTCTGTGAAGAGTATTAGGTCTAAGGTGGTAATCATCAGTAATTGCTTTATTTAGAGCAAAAACTGCCGAATCAAAATCCATAAACTCTTCGACATACGCAAACTCTTGACCGTCCCCAAGTTCATACGGTCTGTTATAACTAAGAGCAAAATCTCCACTTGGAAGTTTTGTGACAGTAGCCTGAACAATTCGGTCAGCGGCGCCATTGGGCTTGGCCTCAACGATAAGTTGTGGAGTACCGACTGCGACTTCATCCGAAGCAGTAAGGACAGCAATCTGGGCCCCATCACCAACAATTTCATAGGAATCTGATTCATACGCTACACCGTCTCGCTCAGTGCGTAGCGTCCCAAGAGGAATTGTCCCTTTCCTGCTTACAACAACAATGTCTGCGTAGATGGGGTCATTAATAATCGCCTCAGTGTCGACACCCTGATGTTGTAGAGCGTCTCTAATAGCCTCAATTTTAACTTGAACCTGCTTACCATTAGGGAAGACTAGGGTAGGACGGTTTCTGCCGTCAGTATTAATATATGCTCTTAATGCTTCCTCTAACGCAGAAGGGCTAAAGTTTCGTGCAATAATTCTTGGATTATCAGTTACTCCTCTTTGTAACCAGTCGTCTGAACTCAAAGACGGTTCATAAGCGGCAGGATAAATTCCGTTACCTCTATTTCCAGCAAAAGCAACGTCAGTGTTTCTGGAAAGAAGAGGAGAAATTCTTAAAGGACCAGACTCGTCGGGGACATCCCTACGAACATACTGGCCCGCAAAAATAATATTTTGTCTTGGCGCATAAACGCCCCCGATTTCGTCAAAAACAACTGGTGCCTTCATATTCGGGTTTACTTCGTCAGCAACGCGCTCAATCTCTTCGTTGATTCCACGAATTTGAGCATCGTGGTCGGCAAGTGCGTTCTTGTTATCTTCGTTGCCAGCAATTTGGTCATAAATAGTTGCCAGAACTTCGTCGGCTCTTCTGCCTTGCTCGGAAATTGCGCGGTAAACGGCTGCTACGTTAACCTTGCCTTCTGCACCATTGAAATAAAGGGTGGCGTCTTGGTCGTTGGAATTTACGGCAGATTGAAGTGAAAATACAAGTTCGTCATAACCAAACATTCCAGCAAGAGTTGTGGGGTTCTCAGTCCAACCCTCAGGGGAGCCTTCAGGTCGTACCGCCCTAGGGACAAACGTCGGGCGAACATCAACTTTAGTGGCACCCTCTGGAATCTTAAAGTTTACAAAATTAGAATTTGCACCGGGGAACGGTGACTGGAAGAACTGAGCATTGAAAATGTCAAACTTAGGCTGCTCGTCAAATTTTCCAGTAAAGTCTTCAGCACGACGGAGAGCAGCAATCAGCCTATCGTCTTCGAGAGCCTTAACAACGTCCTTAGCATGCTTAACTGCTTTCATAATCCGCATTGAATCAGGCGGGTCATTTTCGTTTCTATCTACAAACTCACGAAACTGTGTTGATATTTCTTTAAGTCTGGCAACCAATTGCTCTTTGTTTAGTTGACCACGATAAATACTCCGAAGAATTAGTTGCTGAATATCAAACTTAGACCAGTCTTCATTTTCACCCTTAATGTGGTCTTCCATAATTGCTGGGTAATCAACACCGGGGCGAGCATTAGGGTCATTGTGGTACGCATCCCTAAGAATTCCAGCCATCCCACCATCAGGAGAATACGCAGTTTTATCACCAAAAAGCGGAATAACAAATCTTTTATTCAAGGGGCCAACGTTGGCGCTAGAAGTCTGAGTTTTAATACCAAGCGGTTTCTTAAAATCTGCAGTCAACCAGCCCAACGAATCCAGTGCCTTAAACAGTGGGTTGTCCAACCCACCAAAACGCTCAAACAGGAACTTGTCACGTTGCTCACGTGAATGGTAATCGGTGCGTAAAGAAACCAACTTGGAATAAAAGTTTCCCGCGTTCAAAAGATTGTAACTGTGCTCAAATGGGCGCCCAGACTGCACAGAGACCCAGCGGGCCATATTAACCATGAACCCACCGACACCCTCGTTTCGTACCGAAGGTCCAGCCATCATGTTATAGCGACCCACAGCATTGTGGACAGCAATCATTCCAACGCTTACAGGCCTTGGCTTATCTCGTTCGTTAGAATTATCGTGATAGTTAGCACCATTTCTCGTATCTACATCATTGATATACCCAAGTGTCCCACCATCTAAAGTACTGGCAACAATTCTGAACCCATTAAAATTAAGAACCATAGGTCTGCCGTGCTTATTCACAGCAATAGCCTGCGCCCGCACAACAACAGGTTGTCCCTTAAGTTTCGGGTCTTGAGACGCTTCCGTTTCAATACTGGACTGAATAAAACGCATGTTTTGGAAACGCGCCTCCTCAGAACCACTAAAAACGGAGAAACTTCTCGCTCTTCCCTCATCATTGGCCCTCTTAGCCGCTTCAAGAGTGTCCCTAATTTGTGACGCTACAGCGTACTGAAACTCATACTTTTCTTGGTCCCCAACCAAACCTGCTTGCGTAAGAGACTCCAGAGTTTTATCCATGTAGCCAGCCAAGTTGTAAAGGCTAAGTTTTTGATTCTGAGTGAAAGAACTATCTTCAATAAAACTGTCATCAATAGCAAACTCTGGGTAGTTAGCAATTCTTCCCCGCTCGCCCATTCTGGCTTGAGGGGTAGTATAAAGTTTTTTATCGTCAAGAAGAGTCTCTAGCAGAGAAGTTAGTTCTGGAGCATCTGCTTTTCTAGGGTCGTCTTCAGGAAATTCTGCGAGTACATCAATAAGTTCTTGAACCGTGGCAATGTCGCTGTCAATCTTGCTTCCAGCCCACTCACGGAAGTTCTCCTCATAGTTAACAACACCCTCAGGGTCAAAAAGGTTCTCAGCATCAGCCGCTTGGTCAACGCCCCTAGGAAGAACGTCCTCACCATTCTCAAGTTTCTGACGGTACTCTTCCCCGCCAGCACGAGCCTCGTCGAGCATATCCGCAACACGACGGATAGCATACTTACCGCCAATGCTTGCTGGTTGCTCGGCAACTACTTCCTCTGCGGGGGCAACCGCCTCTCCTCTAGCCGGGAACCCAAGTCGTGCGCGGAATTTATCTTCCAAAAACCTTTTTGACGCTTTTGGATTGAGCATGCCTCGGTTGTACTCTTCAGTCTGAGCAAGGTCAAGTCTCTTCTTAAGGTCGTCAAGACTAAGACCACCCTCGTCATCGGCACCACGTTCAGCAATAGCAATGCGACTCTTTAGACCACCAATTGCCCTTCTCAGGTCTTGGTCGCTTGCCTCTGGGAATAGTCCCTGAGCAAAAAAGTAATCAGCAAAGTTTCTCTTAGCCCAAGCAAGTTGCTCAGGAGTAAACGCGTCAGTTGCGTTTACTTCACCAGGGAAAGGGTCTTCGTGGTCTGAGTCAGAATCAACACGGTTACCGTCTTCGTCAACAACGTTATAACTCTTATAAGGCTTAGCATTCTTAGCAGCCTTACGGTTAGCCTTAACAACCGCTTTTTCTTCATCAGTAGGCTTGTCAAGAGACGCAATATCTTCAGGAGTTGCAGGACCGAGATAGTTAGCCGTAACGTCCTCAAGGTCCCTATCAAGAACCTCACCAACACGGTTACCGTTAACGTCTAGGTCAACGCCAGACTCTTCCAAAGTCTCTTCACTAAGGAGAGCCTTAGCCATAGTAACGGTACGTCGGTTGACACGATAAAGTCCACCGGGAATACCCTCAGCATTGTCATCCTCGACAATAAAAATCATGTAGTTCGGGTCGTCATCCGCCCTTAGGTAACGACCAACAAAGTTAGTGACTTTACCGTTTAGGAGGGCCTTCCAAAAACCACGACCACCCTGCCACGCCCAACGACCACGCTTGTCACGACGCTGCATAGCAACGTTCTTACGACGGTTGATTTCCGAGTTACCGCCAGAGTTCCACTTGTCGTTGAAAAGCGCCGCCGTTAGCGGTCCTAGATACTCACTATCAAAATCTTCTGGAAGACCGAAGGCGTTGGTCATAAATCTCTCCTGTAAGCGGAATTTATATAAAACAAGTGTAACAAAGAAATTATTCTTCGATAAGGTGAACTAGCAAATCCCTAGGAATTTCTGCGTTCGGCATACTCTCAAGACGGGCTAACAAAAACTTTCTCTCAACAGAATTAGGTTCAGAACGAAACGCTGAAGCAACAAGTGGGCGATTCTCGTCAGAAACGCGGGGGTCACCAGCACGCCACAAAACCCCGTGCTCCCCAACGTCCTCCGTCGACAACGTTTCCACCGAACGAGTGGACATTGGGTGTCCAACAGGAAGCAAGTCTAGATACTCGTGACAATACTTTGGCTCCGAACCAAACGTTGCTACCTTGATAAAATCAGAAACCTCACGCATAACCGTAATCTCACGGACAGCGGGCTGAGTAAAAAGAAGCGCCGTTCTATCCATAGCACGCTCAAGAGCCTGATAAGCATAAAGACGCTCAAGTTTGCGTGCGTCAGGTACCTGCTCATTAGCAGAAGCAACAAGCGCAAGTACATTATCTTCCACAATCAAAAGTGGCTTTATAACGTAAATAGACTCTATTACTGTTTGTTCTTCGTCCACAAGGAACTCCTCAATAACTTTAGAAACTGCTCAGCGAAGTGGAATCATTTCCACAAATAGTTCCCAGTTGCCACACAAACTTGCGGTGAACGTCAATACGTCCCGCCAAGAAATCAGCAACACCCTGACGATTCAAAGCGCTCGCAATCTCAAACGCAACAGTTAGGTGGGCAACAAGGTTCTCGTTGAGTTCGTACAGAACGCGAGACATTTCAATCGGGTCACTAATAGCAACGCGAGGCTCGCCACTTGACAACGTAAGAAAGTCGCCCAGCATGTAGGGAGCGTCAAACCCAAGTTTACGAATGCTCTCACCCGTCGGGTCAATTGCGCTTTCGGCGTCCTCGTACAACTCTTCAAAGAAATCGTGGAACTGGGGAAACAAAGGTCCCTTGACATTCCAGTGATATCCCTGAGCCGTGTGCTTGTAGACAACCAAGTCGGAAAGAATAACCGACAAGTGCTTCGCTAGGTCAGCGTTTGAAAATTGCATGTTTTATTCCTTATACTTCTGGTTCCGCAAGAGGCGGAATGGCTTGTTCGGGTGCGGGTGCTGCTTCTGGCTCTGCCAATGCTGGCGGTGCTTCCTCTACAGGCGCTGCCGTGGCTGGCGGCGCCTGACCTTGGAGAATTGCGTCTAGCGCTGGAACCGCAGGAGTAGGACCTGCTGCCTGAGACGCGCCACGCATCTTTGTCATAATTTCGGGGGCAACCGCGCCAATCATCGCTTCCGTAAGTTCTGGCGTAATCATTCCCTTTTCAATAATAAGTCGTAGCGCAAGTTCGTCAGGGCTAGGTGCTTCCGACTCCGAGAAACCGTGGGCACGTCGCCACGTCTCATACGAAACAGCCATCTTGTCGAAGCCCATATCGGCGTCCTGCGCCTTATCGTTACGAGTAGCAACCTGACTTGGGTCGTACCACACAACAATGCGCTCGGCTTCAGTCTGGCTAAAACCATTAGCAAGCAAGAACGGACGCAAGTAGACAACCGTCAACGCGTCAGAAATCAAAAGCATAAGAGGCTCAATGTGAGCCTTATAGAGTGCCTCGTCAATCTGTAGCGCATTCGAATACTTGACGTTAGCAAGTCCCGTAACGACGTCCTTAGGGACGTCGAGGCCCTGAAGAATACGCTCAAGCACGCGGTCAGAACGCGCAGCCAGTGCGGGGTCAAACGAACGCTCAAACTTGAACTGCTTGATTTTGTCGCCCAACTCGGCAGGTCCACGGATAATAAGAGGAACAACGGCGCTGGCGCTGTCTTCGTCCTTGATAGGCGTAGTCATAGCGTCCATCAGTTGGTCCTCAAATTCGTCTTCGAGTTCTTCTGTGGTCGGCTCGGAATAAATACCGTCGGCGTCATCATAAGGATAGTTAGGGTCAGGCGTCGCTGCCATAGAAAGACCGTCAGGCAAGTAAAGAGCACCAGCGTTGAGACGTGAACGTGCGGTGGCACGGAACGTACGGTTCAAAAGAAGCAGTTCGGCGCAGAGGTCAAGAACACCGCGCAATGAGGAATCCGCTTCGTCCGAATAACGAGGGTGAGACTTCCAAATACGTCCAATAAAAGCGCCCTTAGGAAGAGGAATAACCCCCCGCTTCGAGCCACCCGTCGCATTACGAAGTTCACGACGAGGCGTAATAAAATAGTTACCCTTGACGTCGGTGTTCACCTCGTCAATAGAACGGACGTCCCAACTCTCTGGAACACCAGACCCGACTTTCTCTGGAACTTGGGTGAGATAACACTCGCCTGTCACCTGAAGATTAAGAGCCGCGTCACGAAGAAGCCCCGCAGTTCCGCCATACGCACTGTCCAAACGCTGAAGCGCACGCTCCGACGCCGCAACAACCCGCTGGTCGAAATCCTCAACGTTACGAATCGGGCTAGGACTTTCCGAAGGATTACCAATAACTGCTGGGTACAAACGAATACGCGAAATAACAGAAGCAACAAGATTAAACGCATACTTCACTTCACCAATAGCGTCGTAGTATTCCCACGCTTCGGTTTGCCACGTACTAGAGCCAGACGCTCGACGTTCTTTGAAAACTTCTGCTTCGTTACGGTCACCAAGTTTCACCTGCGACGCCGCTGCGGTCAAAGGACGCGGAGCGTTAAACGGCAAAGGTTGCGCCACGTTTACGGGAGACAAAAAGATAGAACTGCTACTTGCCGAAGGGAGAGCAGTAGTACTTGGGGCAGAAGCACGAATACGACGGTTAGCACGGTTCGAGTTTCCCCCTGAAGGGGTCTCGCGACTAAAGATTCCCACTAACGGTCTCCTATCAAACCAGCAATTGTCGACAGCGCAAGAATGATTGCAAAAACCAACGTCGCCGTACTAAATATTGTATAACACGCAACAAGAAGCGATGCCGTCCATATCGACGTACACCACACGCACGTAAACAAATAACCAAACTGTGTGTTCGGCGGAAACCGCTCCCAGATTTTATTTCGCAGTGGGCTGAATATTTGGTCAGTCGTCACAAGACGAGCCAACCTAAACGTCGCTAAAGAAAATATAATAAAAAGAGTGAAAAACCAAACTGGGTCTGTAGGAATTAGGGGCACACTTATCCTTTGCTCGACATAATAACGTTATAGGGGTTCCAACTTCTTAGCCTAGACGCACACCCGCAACCGTTGTCCTTGAAGAACGCGATTTTCTTACCGCTTTGGGTAGTGAGATACGTCCGATAGTCAGGGCGCGTACCTTTTATTAGTGTTGCGGGGTCGTAAAGTTCGTTACCAATAATCTGTGCACCCGTAGGCGTATCTTGAGCAACAATAACTCGCTCCTCCGTCACAATAATCCTCGTCACCTCTTGATACAAAGTACTGGGGACGTCAGGAACAATGTTCAAAGTGTCAGCAGTGAAATCTGAACTCTCTGGAGCAACAATGACGTTGGCAGGAAAAACGTCGAGCAGAATTTTGTAGGTGGACACTATCTTCCTAGTCTGCGAGCGATTGCGCGGAACGTGACGTTGCTTGCTTTGGCGATTTCAGCAATAGTGACGTTACTGGAGAAGAGTTCGTGAACAAGAGCATTGAACTCTTGGTTCGCTTGTGCGTTGATGGACGTCGACGCCATACCGCTACGGAAGTATCGGGCTAGAGGGGCTAAGTGGGCTAGACGTTTTTGAGTGTTGGCAGGAATACCGGGGCTAATCGGCTTCTTACGCTGATACCCAGTGGGTCTGACGTTCGGGACGGGGATAGGGACGTTGATGCGGTGGACGTAATCGCCCTGTTCGACCCAATACTTGACGGTTGAGCGTCTGTACGAGGGCGTGAACGCCTCTCCGATAGCACGGAGCGTCCACCCCGCTTCATATAGTTGACGAGCACGACAGTTGCGCTTGGCTTTAGTGTCGCAATCGGTGGTCAGAGTTAGTCTTTCCTCTTCGGGCAGGTCTAAATCACGAGCGGAGCGACGTTCTTCGGTCATAGTACATTTTAGCACGAATGTACGAACGTTCTTATGCTACAAAGGGCGAAGTGTCTTGTACTGTCTACGAATAATCGTACATTGACGAAAAATGGCTTTGGTCACCGAGACGGGAACGTTGGTATTTTGGCTGCGCCCGGATTGTTTCCTAAATGCCGTCAAAATGCCGTCAAAACTGCCGTCGAGAGGTCATTTTTGGCGTAAAAATAGGTCTTAATGTTTGATAATGTGCTTAAATTTATCAAAAGTGTCTAAAAACTAGTCTACAACTAGCCTAAAAGCAGCCCAAAAGTAGCCAAAATTAGCCAAAAGTAGCACATTTTGACAACTAAAGGGGCGGCTTGAGTGTATCCAAGTCACCTGTTGGGTATCGCCCAAGTGCGGGCGGGGCTTCCCCAGTAAAAGGTTCGTTGTTTTCCCATTGGCGGGCTGGTTTGGCGGGCGTATTGGTTGGTGGTCTAGGTTATGTGTGCACTGAGGTTGGTTATGCCTAGGTGGGGGGATTATGGCAGATTAGTAATTAATTTAAAAACATTAGGTTAGTCGGTAAATTCGGGAACGGTGCGGTTGCTCGCCACTGGCTAATGGGTTGGGTTAGGTAGTGGCAATCGGTATTAACGGCATTGACGGCATTGCCCACATTCATTGGCTACCTAATGAAATGTCTAAGCGCAACGCCTATCGGCAACGGCATTGCCACACCTATCGGCAATCTTCTGGGGCTACACCTGTCGGGAATTGACGGCGTACAGTTGACATTCGGTAATGATATCGGTATGATTGCGGTAGTCGGTACAGACAGTATCGGCAGTTAGGAATAATGTAATGACTACAACGGAAAACACTTACAGTCACGGCAGTATGCTGGCAGACTACAACGCCCAAGCCTTATGGAATGAGGTTCTGCCCAATCTGTGGCAGGGCGGTACTGACGCATTTGATGAAGTCGGTAGGGGTAACAATCGGAATCGTGTGACAAACAGGGATTTCGATTCTGTCTACACGATGTGTTCGATGTCTAACCCGGTGATGAACGGCGTACTAGAGGTTCGCAAGACTATCCGCGATGGTGATATGTCAGACTTCTCACCAGAGGGTGACTTGTATCGGCTGGTCGTTATGGCTCACGCTGATTGGAAAGACGGCAAGCGCGTACTCATTCGCTGTCAGGCTGGTTGGAATCGTTCGGGTTTGCTTATGGCACTCGTCTTGATTCGTGACGGGCATACGGCGGCAGACGCAATCGACCTTATTCGTAAGAAGCGTTCACGGCACGCCCTTAGCAATTTCACATTCGCTAATTGGTTGCTTGAGACGAACGTCGAGTTCTGGCGTAAGTAGTCGTAAACGGGAAGCCCCTCAGAAATGGGGGGCTTCTTTTTGATTTGACATACGGTATGTTTGTATAGTATTATTTAGGTATCACTTAGGAGGTGAAAATGACAATGACAATTACAGAATCAGTAGAACGTAAAGAACGTGGTCCTATCTGGTCTGAGATTCTTCCCGGTCTATGGCAGGGCGGAACTGATAAAGAAGATATGGTGAATCGCGGGAACTTACGGCGTATCAACAAACTACAGTTCGAAAGCGTATTCACGTTAGCGTCGCGTTCCAACCCAGTCGGTAATGGGGTTCGTGAGTTTAGGCTTGGAATCTTGGACAGTAGTATGGGTGACTTCAATCCAGAACGTGACTTATACCCGTTCGTCATTCTGGCATACAGTGAATGGAAGTCTGGTCGGAAGACACTGGTTCGTTGTCAGGCAGGGTGGAATCGCTCTGGGCTACTGACTGCGCTCATTCTAATCCGTGACGGCTATTCACCTGAAGAAGCAATCAGACTGATTAGGAAGAAGCGTTCGGGTAAGGCGTTATCGAATGAGATATTCGCTGAATGGTTGCGGAACGTTGACGTTGATTTCTGGCGTAAATAAACAATTGGCTTTACGACGAAAGAGCGTAAAGTAATTATTAAAAGCAACACTCGCCCAACGGAAAGGGAAATGAAATGAGTGGATACTATCCAGAAGGCGTGACTGGCAACGAGTTTGCCATTGCTGGCGCTGACAAGGAATGGGAGGACACCCGCGTTGTCCACTGCGCCAACGAGGACTGTGCCAAGTACGATGAAGCGCAAGACGCAATGGTTAGTCTCGCGTCCTACGGAAGCGACGAGTGGGGGACATTCGACTGTCTGACCTGCGGAACGCAAGGCGAATACGAGGGCACAATCGAATACGACGAATCGCCTTACGACACAATCCAAGAAGCGAATGGCGACTGGTAAACGCCGAACGAAAGGAAGGAAGCCCGCTGAAAAACGGGCTTTCTTTTTGCCTTGAATTTCAGATGGTCGGCGTTACCTAAGTCTGAATAAACTTCCACGCGAATCGGGAAGTCTTCTGCCAGCCATTGACTTGGCGGTAATCTTTCCACCTGTGAACCCAGCGGGTGGTTTGATTAGTAGCGCTGTAAGTGCGTGGACTAGCGCATCGACTCGGTCTGGTGACTTCCCTTCACCGGGTATCCACGATAGCATTTGTGATTCCAAGTCACCCATATATCCCAAGTGGTGGACACGTCCTTGTTCGTATGCGAGTGTGACTGGCTCGGCTCGCAATGCTTTTCCGTATTTGGAATGGACTTCCAATACCTTGATGTTGGGGTCGATAGTGTGAATGGCGTTCTTGACAAGTGCCCCACCTTGGTTGACTTCAGCAACAACGGGGCATCCCCATTTGCGTGCCATAGCAACGACGCGGTTAGCCCAGACTTCGGGTGACCCAAGAATGGAGGCGTCTTCCAATACCCACGACTGTCGCTTGTATAAGTCTCGTTCGCCTGTCGAGGCAACGACGACAATGCCACATTCGTCACGCGGGTTCTCGGCTACGGAAGGGTCGACACCGATTACTCGTAGGGGAATGTTTGGTGGCATTGACGATTGTCTGCTTCGTTCAATCAGTTCGTCTGTCCACAACGCGCCTTCAACGGCGTCCAGCATTTCACCATAGAGTTCTTGTTGTGCCAGTCGTGTGCCAGCATAGACGCCAGTAATGGCATCAAGGTATGCGCCTGATAGGTTGCCTGCGTTGTCGAGTGTGGAACCTCGCGTGACCACTACGCGACCAGTTTTCTCTGCCTCATCAAGTAGTTTGTAGAGTAGCGATACACGCTTGGGGGTGGTCGTTACCAGAATCTTTGGGTGCGCCCCAAGTCGTGTGCCAACTCGTAGGTTGTCGAATGCGGTCATGCCAGCAGCGTCGGGGTTCTGTCTCCACGCCGCAACTTCGTCACCCCAAGCGTGTGTGAATTGGGGACCACGCAATGAGTCTGGCTCGTCTGCTGTGAAGCAGGTGGCAGTGTTTCCATTCGGCCACGTCAGTCGTCGCTTCGACGGCTCATACAGTGGGCGTTCGCTGGGGGGTGAGACGTTCATAATTCCGCTCTCGCCCTCAACGATGACGTCACGCACGTCAGCGGCTGTACGTGCGACGAGGGCAAATCGGCGTTGACCAGTGTTTGTGTATCGTGCTTGTTCGCGTACCCATTCGGCAGCAGTCCTTGTTTTCCCAGCGCCACGCCCAGCCATGTATAGCCAGATAGCCCAGTCGCCAGCGGGTGCTTGTTGTTCGGGGCGACCCCAAACAGACCAGTCCCATAGCAATGTGTCTGCGTTCATGCCAGCCAAGACCCTAGCACGCTCGTCGTCGGGAAGAAGTGCCAAGGTTTCCATAATGCTTTTTGCCATAGGTTCCATTGTATTACAATAAAAGACCCCCCAGCGGAACTGAGGGGTCTTTATGTCGGCGTATTGCCTAAGAAATAATTCTGTACTTGAGTGGTCGATAGGCGGGGCTGTCGCTACCAATAGGTGATGGCTTGTACCCGTATCGTGCCAAGCGGAATCGAATGGACGAGTGGGTAATTCCCAATCGCTTTGCGAGGCGGTAGACACTTACGCCTTCTTCGACGTGCGCCTTGTTGAGAAGGGCAGTGTATTCTTCTGCTTCTTGTCGGTAGCGTGGGGAAGTCGAACGCACCTGCTGTGCTTTGGGCTGGAGTTCCTTGAGTCGTGCCAACGTTTCAGCACTCGGCTCGATGAACACGCGCTCTGCTTTTACGGGCTTTCTGGGTGGAAGCGGTAACGATGCTTCGTATGAACCAGTTCCCCGCTGTGAGGAAATTTGTCGCACTCTTTCACGGCTCAACCCAAGCGGGTCAGCGATGCTTGCGTAAGTCCAACCTACTCGGCGTAAGCCTTTGATGAGGTCGTCACGCAACGCCACTGGCGCATCCAACAATCTCCGCACCATAGGTAGTGGAAGTTGGATATTTCGTTTTTGAAGGTCTGACATGTGTATTTATTTCTTTCTATTATTTAGTTCTCGTTAGGGAAAACAACGAACCTTTTTAGACTCGATGCGAGAGGATTGCGAGTGATATGGAAGAGAGTCCAAGTCCGACTACCAGTACGATATTTTCGGGTGAAAAAATTGCAACAATCGGCGTAAGAACGGCGAATGCGAATGCTAATACGGCAGACCAAACTATATCTCTAAGTCTGTACAGGATGTTCATCACTACTTTCTTCCTTTCTTTTTTTCGTTTGGCATTACTACTCCGACAAGCGGGCGAACCGTCTCTTCGTAGTCTTCTTTTGGTACCACCATTTGGGACAGGACAGTAATCAGGTAGACCAGTGCTGTCCCAACCAGAATAAGTAATACTAACAATACCACTGTTGTTTCGGAAATCAAATCAGTCACCTGTTCCTTACTTTTCGATATCGTTGTAAATAGTTGAGACGACAGTCGCCCAGACCTTTGGGGTGTGGGTGTGTGGCTGGTATCCACCAGCACCACCAATGAG